GTGGACCCAGCTTTGGATGCTAAAACCTCTTACCTTGCAAACTCAATGGCATTGACCACTTACGAGGCAAGCGGTGCTCCTGCACGTCTTTCAACTGCCGATGTGACTACCTTGACTGACACTTACTCTGTTTACGGTTATGCAGCATTCGCTGTTCCGTTTGAGGGTGCTATCGTCAAGATCAACACTGGAGCCTAATAACTCATGGCTGTTACGGTGGCACAGTTTAGGGAGTATGTAGGAACAAAAGAAGTTTCAACATTCGTGGACACTTGTTTAGCTTCGGCTAATCAGATGGTTTCCAAGTTCGTTGGAAGTGCAAGAGTGCCTCAAGGCGTTCTTGATTCTGCTGTTCTTTCATGTGCCTCTGAACTGTTCCACCGTAGGTCAGCTCCGAATGGAGTTGCCCAATTCGCTGACATGGGAACAGCGGTGAGAATCGCCAAGGATCCTATGAATGCGGCCCGTGAGATGTTACTACCCTTTACTGGTCCAGGATTATGACCAACGAAATAACCACCTCCAAAGCAGAGTTTGCCCTTGACTTGCAGAATGCAGGTCTTGAGGTTCTTGACTATGTTCCGGAGAGAGTCGTTCCGCCAATCATTATCATTTCGCCAGATAGCCAATACCTAGTTCCTGAAACTGTTGGCAATGAATACCGTCTTGGCCTCAAACTGACTTTGGTTGCTGGAACAGCGACTAATGAACAGTCAACAGAGTCATTGGATGATTTGATTGCTCAAACAGTTACAGCTATGGCTGGATTTGGTTATGTGGTTCTACGATCAGTTCAACAACCATACCGTTTGGCTGCTAATACGGCAGAGTATTTGGCAACAGACATTACCTTGGATTTATCCATAACTCTTTAAGGAGAAACCGATGGCAACATCAACAAGAATCAAAGCAACAAACATTCTGTTCAAGATTGGGACAACCGAGTATGCATGCGATGCAAACCTAGTTGAACTGTCTTTGAACGATGCTCCAGGCGATGTCCAGACATTCTGTGAAGTTCGCACTGGTGGCGAATGGAAGTTGCAGCTAGACGGTCTTACCTCTGGCGATGCTACTAGCCTTTACCGTGTTCTTTGGAGCAACTTCGGAACTGAAGTCGCATTCACCATTGCACCACAGGGAAACGCTACTGCAACAACTTCTGCACCACACTACACAGGAACAGTCGTCTTTGACCAGTTACCTCCATTGAGCCTCAACAGCGGTGACGTTGTGAAGTTCTCTGTGACTTTGACTGTCAAGAACGCAGTTCACACTCCAAGTGCAACTCCTCCTGTGTTCTACGGTGTAACTGTCAAGACTGCCTAATGGCCTACATAGAGAGCAGAATCTTTATTGCTGGCCTCTCTGAAGCTGTCACCGGTCTTAGGGCTATGGGTGCGGATAAACCTATCCAGGAACTCAACCTTAAGATCGGTGGCATGGTCGTAAAAGAGGCTAAAGAATTAGTGCCATACCGAAGCGGAAAACTACAACAAAGTATCAAGGCCACTAGGTCAATAAAAAACGTTATAGTCCAAGCCGGTAAGGATCCTCTGATTCCATACGCTAACCCTATTAACTGGGGATGGTTCTATGACAAAGAGAACTTCATTTACAAGAACATTATGCCTACCCAGTTTATGAATAAGGCAGCTAATAAAGTTCGTGAACGTGTTGGACTTATTTACATGCAAGAACTGCTGAAGATTTACGAATTGTATGCGGGTTCAAGCTACGATGGAATTATCAAGCCAAATAGAGACATTCTAAGCGGCACACAACGAATACAAGATTAGGAATACTATGACCACCCAAAAAACCTTTGACTTTGAATCATTGACCTTGAATGAGGTTGAACAGATTGAACTTATCACTGGAACGAGCATTGACCAGATTCTCGATGCTGGACAGCCCAAGGGTAAAACCATGAAGGCAATTATCTATGTGATGAAAAAACGAGAGGATCCAAACTTTACTTTGGAACAGGCTGGAGACATCTCTATGACCGAGGCAAACAAACTGTTCTTGAGTGAGTCCGACCCAAAAGAGTAATTGCAGATAAGGCGGCTGAACGCATGGCGTTTATGGTTGTATTTGCAGGTGTAAGCCTGTCAGAGTATAAAACCATGACACTTCGGGAATACCAGGCAATAAGCAAGGCTCTGGAAGATAAAGGTGGAATGTAATGAGTGTTCTAAAGCTCACGCTTATCTCTGACCCATCCAAGTTTCGCACTGGCCTGAATGCTGCATCTAAAGATTTACAGAAGTTTCAAAGAACTGCTAATCAGGTTTCCAGGGGAATCAACAAGGCTCTTGGTGCTGCTGGACTTGGAATTGGTATCGCCAAACTAACAGGGTTCCTAAAGGAATCAACTAGAGCTGCATCAGAGGATGCTAAGTCAAAGAGTCAATTGGCTCTTGCCTTGCAGAATACTTTGGGTGCTACTGATGAAACTATTGCCAAGAATGAGCAGTGGATTGCATCTATCTCTCTGGCAACTGCCCAATTTGACGACAATTTGAGACCTGCCCTTGCCCAGACCGTCAGAGCCACTGGTGATCTAACTAAAGGTCAAGGACTTCTAAAACTTGCTTTAGATGTCTCTGCCGGAACAGGTAAAGACCTCGGTGCTGTAACTGCTGCATTGTCTAAGGCTTATGCAGGTAATCAAACTGCTCTAAAGAAACTTGTGCCAGGTGTTCAACTTGGAACTGAATGGGTGAAGAACCTTGGAACTGCCTTCAGAGGTGCAGCAGAGAATGCAGCGGCCAATGATCCTTATCAGAGATTTGCTGTTCTTATGGATCAGATTAGGGAAACAGTTGGAGCCGAATTGCTTCCTGTTCTTGAACAGTTTGCTCAATACCTTCAAAGTTCAGAGGGTAAACAGAATCTCAAACAGATTCTTGACATCTTCATCTTTATTGCCCAAACCGTGGGTGGCATCATCAAACTTGTCATTGAAAACATTGCCGTTGTAAAGGCTTTAGTTGCAGCCGTATTATTTGCTAAAACTGCATGGGCTGTTGTAACTGGTGCAGTCAAGTTGTATGACTTAGCTGTCAAAATTGCCACCATCTCAACCAAGGCTCTAAAGGTTGCTCTAATCACCACTGGTATTGGTGCTCTGGTTGTGGCTGTTGGATTGCTGGCAAGTGCCTGGCTCGATGCTGATGCTGCTAAAAACCAATACTTAGAAGAAGTCCCATCAAGCGATTGGATTGAAGGAGGAGTCTCTGGTCCTGGTCTTGGTATCAACGGTGAAACATGGCTTACCGATGGTTACAGCTCCTACGAGGAGTGGAAACTCGCCATGGACCAAAAGAAGCAGAATGTCATAGATGCTCGCAAAGCTGCTGCCGATGAATTGGTCAAGACCGGTAAGAAGTTTCGTGATGCTGTTGGATTAGCGTTTGGTGTAAAGGGTAAAGACGAGTATTCAATTTTCAATGTGGATGTCGTCATTGACAAACTCAAGCGGATGGTTGATGCAGCTAGAGGGTTCAAAGGCAACTTGGAGAAACTCAAGAATCAGGGTGCTGGTCTTGATGTAATCAACGAGATTATTGCTATGGGTCCAGCACAGGGAAACATTGTCGCCAAGTCTTTGCTTACATCTGGCCGTCTTTCCGAATACCTTGGACTTCGTGGATCTCTTTACAACACTGGAACTAATGCTCAAGGTGTGGCCAATACCACAGCAGAGAAGGTTTACAAGATAGAGGTTAAGGAACAGTCCATGACTGCTCAAGCCATTGTTGATGCTATTAGGGCCTACGAGAAGAAGACTAAACGAAAGTATTTCGTGACCAATGGCTAACAATGTTTGGAGCATCAAAAACGATTTAGAAGTCTCATACTTTGACACGTCTTGGGTAGCAATTCAGGCTGACAGTTATCAGGTGGACATTGACAGAGGCATCAGTGTTGAACAGGGAGTATTTGCTAGACCTAAAGTTGGAACTCTAACTGCGAGGCTAGTCAAAAAGGATTTGAGTGACCTAGTGACCGGTCCTGCCTACAAGTCCAACATGCCAATTCGGATCAGGTATCGCAGATACCCTGACACATTTCCTGCCCAGTGGACCACTATCTTCTATGGCTTTATCTCTAACATCACCATGAACTTCAACGTGGAATCACAGAAACTAAACATTGAAATAAATGCGGATGATGCAACAAAGATTCTTACTGGAACCAGACTTAGTTCATTCGCTATAACTGGAACCACCAGTGCCAGGGGATTTAGAACAATCATGGGCAATCTAGGTTCTGCCATTACTGCCATAGATTCAAGAGTGACTTTATCTCAAGCTCCAACGGCATCAGCGGCCAGTTCATCTGTTCAATCAGCTCAAACTTTCGGCGAAACTAATTCAGGTGACATCTTGAACCAATTGCTTGATGCTGAACTTGGATGGTGTTGGACTAACAGATCATCGGCAGATGCTTATTATTTGACTAGAGGCGATGTTGCAGCATTGAAGGCTGGAACCTGGTATGGAACCCTAGTTGTGTCTAATGTTCACTCCACAGCTACAACTCACATTTGCATGGACTTTATTGACCTCAATTGGAACACAGACAACCTAGTCAATTCCGTCAAGGTCATTGAATCATCTAGCACTCCTGCCAGCGATAAGACAGTCAAAAACACTACATCCATAACTAACTATGGTGAATGGCCAGCAGACTTTGAGATAACAATGGATCCAGGTGCGAGTCCATACACTAGAGTTTCCGACTGGGCAACCACGGTAGCGAATGCAGCTGACCCAAAGACAATCAGTCGGGTTTCATGTCCAGCAATTAGGCGAGACGGAACTTCATCAGATTTGGCAACTATTGACATTGGAGAGCAACTAAAAATTGAGTTCACTGATCCAAATAACACCAGCAATACAATTAGCCAAATTGCTCTAATCAGTGGCATTACTCACAGCATTACACCAGACCATTGGGAAATTACTGTGGACATCTGGAAGGGCATGTGATGACTAAAGACACTTGGGTTTGGTTGCTCTCTGGCATCCTCGGTGGAACAGGGTTCACCTCACTATTACGGTATTTATCAACTAGGCGTTTCCAGTCAATCTCCCTAGAGGAGAGACTTCGCAAGGAAATGTTTGAGCAGATAGACAAGTTGAAACTTGAGATAACATCCCTAAAGACAGAACTTGATCAGTGGCAACAGAAATACCTGACGTTACACAAGGAATACACTAAACTCAAAGCAGATTTTGACAAATTAGCAAAGGATAAATGATGGCAAAGAAGGATGAAACTCCAGTAGTTACAACTTGGATTCCAGACCCACACGATCACGGCACACCAGCTCCAGCTGTTGAAGTAGTGACCGAGGATGCTCCAAGTGAGTGAGTTCCACATAACTGATGGCCAATTCAATCTTGAAGTTCTGGCTGGCAGCACTTTCCCTAGTGTGTCTGGGGATTGCAGTTTTTGGCCTACTGATTCTGATGGTAACGCTTTTAGTCTTACTGGTTGGGTAGCCAAATTACAGATTAGAGAGAATCCAGGAGAGACCGCTGTTATTGACATTGTGCCTGTGGTTGATGCTGTGGCTGGCAGTGTATCTTTTAGTTTGACTCCAACCCAGACTGCCTTGCTAACTAAGACTGATTATGTTTACGCCTTGGAACTGACTGAAACTGCAACAAGTAAAGTCTTGACCTTGGTCCGTGGCCAAGTGCATGTGACTCCAGAGATTGTGAAATGAACGTAAAGATAGTTATTCCTGATGCCCTTTATGCAAAGGTCTATTTTGCCCGCGGTGAGCAGGGTCCAATGGGGCCAAGAGGGGAACAGGGTTTCACCGGCAGTCAGGGGCCTCAAGGCAGTCAGGGTATTCAGGGCATTCAGGGGCCAATGGGCTCTCCTGGCACTAACGGTCTTGATGGTGACCGCTATCACACAACTTCAACTAGCACTCTGACTATTGCTTCATCAGGCAATGTCACTTTGACGACTGCTGATCTAAACCTCGACTACTCTATGGCCCAGACGGTCATTATTGCTCACAATGATGCTAACCACATGCATGGTGAAGTTGTCTCATACAATCAAAGCACCGGTGTCCTAGTAGTTGCTCTAAAGAATAAGACTGGTTCTGGAACCTACTCGTCATGGGAGATAAACCTTGATGGTGCTGTGGGTATTCAGGGTGAAGCTGCAACTATCAACGTTGGAACTGTCACTGGTTTATCTGCTGGATCTACTCCAACCGTCACTAACTCTGGAACCTCTAATGCAGCTGTATTTAACTTTGGAATCCCTGCTGGAGCCACTGGAGCCACTGGAGCCACTGGTGCAACTGGAGCAACGGGACCCACTGGCCCATCCGGTGTAATAGCTGTAACAAGCCCAATCACCAATTCTGGAACATCCACATCGGCAACCATTGGAATCAACCAGTCACTTCTAACAATTGGTCAATCTCAAGTCACAGGTCTAACAGCCGAATTAGGTGACAGAGCAAAATTGTCTGAATCAAACACGTTCAATGATCCACAGGGCATCATCAACATCACCTCTGCTGCATCCACAATCTTCTATCTAAAAGGTGTTTCCGGACAAAGCGGAGATTTCATGCAGTGGTTGAGCAACACAGGCACAGTTCTTGCCAGGATGAACTCATCAGCCCAATTCGCTGCTTCTAGAATTACTGCTGGAACTGCAAGCGTTTCAGGTGTTGCGAGACTGTATTCGGTAGCCCCAACTGCAACAGATTTGCCTTTAGCGGTAAGAGGTGCTGCATCTCAAACTGCAAACCTAACTGAATGGCAAGACAGCACTGGTTCGGCAATAGCATCTATAAACTCTGCTGGTGGATTTACCGGTTATGGGGCTCACCTAATGCAGGTTTATGTGGCAAGCCGTATTCCACTGACTATCAAGGGTGCTGCTTCTCAGTCTGCGAACTTGCAGGAATGGCAAAACTCGGCAGGAACAGTATTAGCAAGGGTTTCAAGCATTGGACAAGTTGCTACTCCAGCAATACTCGGAACTACTGATGGACTTGCTGCAATCTCTATTGGTGCTTCATCTCGCAACGTGCAATTCGCTGCTTTGACCCAATCGTTTGGTAATGGTGCGGGCGTTATCGGTATCGCTAACGCTGGAACTGTACCTAACGCTAACCCTACTGCTGGCGGTATTCTTTACGTTGAAGCAGGTGCTCTAAAGTATCGTGGCTCATCAGGCACTATTACAACAATCGCAAACGCATAAGGAAACCACCATGTTTGATGTCCCATCTGAAACTCGTAAACAAATACTTGATGGCCGTATCGCAGAATTAAACCTGCAGGGCTGGCAAGTGTCATTGGATCTAGAAGTAGCCCAAGCTATTGAAAACCATGAAGTTGCAGAGAACCTAAATAAACAATTAGACCAAATCTACATTGCACTATCCATCTATAAAGAGGCAACAAGGAAACTATGAGCATCCTTATCCACCCGTTAGACCCTAAACACATAAACGACAAGTTCGGTACACATTCTGAACAGCGTAAAGCCATGGGGCTTGGACCTCACCGTGGGGTTGACTACTCTGTCCCTAAAGGCACTGCACTCAAAGCTGTTGGCAAGGGAACTATTGTTCGGGTTTACGAGTCTAAGATTCTTGGCCATGTAGTTGAGTTGCGAACCTTTGTTGATGAAACTAAAATCAGAATCTTTGCCTACTGCCACCTTGATAAAGCCGAAGTGGTTGAGGGTCAGAAAGTGAACCAGGGGGATGTTATTGGGCATTCCGGTAACTCTGGGACAAGCTCTGGACCACACCTACACTTCATGGCAGGAAAGCAACCTAACTTAGCCACCAACCCTGTAGAGGACCCACTAACCTACCTACCGAAAGTTGGATAAATGAAACATTGGATCACTAGAGGACTTCGAGTCTTAGCATTCGCCCTGGCAACAGGTATCGCCTTTATGGGTGCAGGTAACGTCTTTGGTATCTCTGCCGTACAGTCAGCTGCATTCGGTGCCGTAGGTGCCGTTCTAGGACTTGTCGCTACCCTGCTATTCACCTATGCATCTAAGGCTAATGTTCCAGACGAGGACTTCAACCAGGCAATCAACAAAGCCATTGAAAGTGTCCAGTCCGACACACCGAAAAAGGGTTCCAAAGACTCCAAGTAAGTGCTAACTTGAATCTATGACTATTGACCACCAAATAGAAAAACTAGGTTCTGCACGTCTGCTCGGTTACTTTGAGCATGATTCAGATGAATGGCATGA